CTCAATTTTGCTAGCGTAAGTACTTATCTGAGAATTGAAGAAAGCTCCTGCACTACCATCATTAAAGTATGCTCCTACTGTTTCTCTTGCTATAGTTTGAGCACTAGTAGAGTCTACCTTAGTTAGCCATAACTCACCAACTCCAGCTGTTAGTACATCATTAGATGTTTTAAGTATTTCTAGTTTAGTATCAATAAGTATATCTTTATTCTGAAGGCTAGTGATCATTATGTTATAACCATCTTTCCAACTATTAATATAGGCTATTGCATCCTCTAATGAGGATATTTTAGAAGAACCAGATAAGATATCAGTTATTAAATTTCTATACCAATCAGGAATATTCTCGTTGGTATAGCGTTTAACATATATATCATCTCCTACTAACGTATATTTCTTTACCTCTGCAGTAGCTGCTATAGGGGATAATACCTCAATACTTTGCATACTGTTATCCTACCACTACATATACATCTTCAATAATAGCTGTCATCTCACCTTGTAATAGTGTAGTACCACTTACAACCAATCTCATGTTAGGTCTAGCTAAATACCCATCCTCTGCCATAGAACGCTTAATAGGCAATGAAGTAGACTCCACAGCACTTATTATGCCCATTACCTCACCATTGATAGCATCCGTAATAAGCATAGCTTTATTTGAAATATATTTAACCATAGTCTTCTTATCAACTAAAGAAAAGGTAAATGTATCAGCTGTATTCAGCGCAAGAGGCATAGTAGTTCCATTCTCTTTTACTTGTATGATGAAGTCCAAAGCCTTACCTTGAATAATCGTAAATTCTGTAATTACTGCCATAATATCCCCTAATAGTTAATATTAGTATACCCCGAAGGATACACTATATTTACTTTTTAATATCTTCGTATGAGATTGTAAACTTACGAACACTCTTAGGTATTTTATTCCCAGTAGGTCTTCCATCTACGATTTCAGCTTGATGTAATGTAATGTAGGTAGATTTAGCTACTTCAATTAAACATACCTCTAACTCTACTGGGACATCTAACGGTACATACTTAGCTATTCCAAAATGTTGATTCTCTACAGATAAATAAACAGATGTTACTACATCATTATCACGTTTATCTGTTGATGTAAGTGTGACAATCTTAGTTTCCATAGCTGCTTTCTTAGCTACTTGAATCATATCACGTTCTACTTGCTCAGCATTACTTTGCTTCTTATGAGGAGTTTCCTTCTCATCCTTTGTCTCTTCTTTAACTTTTACAAAGTCACCTGCAGACTGACTTGTGTAGTAGTCTTCAATCTTCTCAGCTAATTTAACTGCACCAATGTTCTTGCTATACTCTACTCCGAGTACATCAGCTTCGGCTCTTAATTCTTCTAGTGTTTTATCCATTGTTGTAATTCCTCTTAGGTTGTTTACTTTATTAGATCCTCCGAAGAGGATCAACTATTATGCACTTGCTGCAACTAATACTTTAAGAAGTTTTTCTTCTTGAAGGATGATACCAGCATACCACATTGAGTATGAAAAGAATCCGTTTGTTCCATATGGGTTAGTCAAACTGATTGTCTCTGGAGACTCAGCATTAAACTTGATCTTATTATACCCTTTCAAACCTACAGTTGCAAATGAACCTTTAGTTGGAAACAAGATAGGGAATACATCAAAGTTTACACCATTGTTAGACAATGTACCAGTATATGATGCTGGGATAGCAGCACCTTGTCCAGCGTATACAACAGCTGACTCAGATTCAATAAATCTAACGTCTTGCATAGCTCCTACTTCACCTTCAGCAAGTGTTCCTGCTCCAGCATATTTGTAAGCTGGTACATATGCAATCTCTTCAGAGTATTGCCCAGTGTTACGTACAAGTGATTCAAGGTCATACTTGATCTCAGGTCCGATGATAGCATAGAATGCTTTATTGATAGTTCGAGTATCAATCTTAGTAGAACCAACAACAATCTCAGTATTCTTTTCAGCACGGTTACGAACTAGTTTACGAGATGATTTACGAATCAAATCATAACTTACACGGAAAGTACTATCAGTAGACCCATTAGCTGCTACACCTGTACCAACAGTTGCTAGACTAGTAGCAGTTCCACCGTACATTACGTTAGTAGTAGCAAGCATATCCAACTGGATAAGATCCTCAGCTCTACGATTACCTAGACGACCTAGTTCTTCGCGGTAACGTACTTGTAGCACATCTTCAGAAAACATAGTAACTTCATCAGTGTAGTCAATCATTTCACCATAGCGAGAGAATGCTGTTTGAATAGTTACTTTCTTAATAGACTGCTTGTTAACAGCACCTGCACCCTCAGCCAATGCTGCACCAGTTAGCCCAGAAGTTACTGTAGCAATATCACGAGCAGTCAAGTAACCTTTAGTAGCAAATGCTGTATCAGTTACTGCACGATCATAGATATGTAAGAACTTAGAGATCTTAAATGTCTTACCCATATTAAGAGGCATTTCTTTACGATCAGCCCATTGAGCATAAACGTTGATTTCATTTGCAGCTTTTACACCTGCTTTGTCATAATAGTGTACAATTGTATTTGCACCTACAGTAGCTGTAGTTATACCATCTCCATAAATATTAGCCATGTTATTTCCTTATATATTATCTACTATTGACAGTTTTTTTGTACCACTCATCGTAGTCTTCATCATTGTCATTTAAGTAGTCAATTACGTCTCTCTTACCAGAAGTACTCTTTGTAGGAGAAGCTGCCTTACGTTTACTGGACATATCTTTTATCTCAGCTTGACGTTTATCTACCTGTACTATCTCCTTCACCTCAGTATTACGAGGATCAGCATAGAACTGATTACCAGCTTCCATGTAGTAGTCTAGGTCTGATTTAGTTCCACCATCCATAGCTTTCATCTTGAATGCTAGAGGAGCTACTTTATCATACACACCACTCTTGATGTCTTGATGTAATCCTAGAATCATATCAGGATTAGCAGCCATAGCTTGTCTGGAGGCACTATCCCATTGACGGTCTACAACTGCTTCAGTTATACGATACTCAGCATCATTACTAATCTGAGATACTATCTCTTCAATACGTTGTAGGGACTCGTCTTTACCGTACTGTTTAGGCTCATACTTACTAGTAGATTCAGGATCAAGTTCGAGAGAATCAGTCTTTGTTCGTCTCAACACTTCCTCTATAGCAGTCTTATCACCTTTTAGTACGTCAATCATAAGATTAACATCAGCCTCTGTCATCCCATTGTCTTTCAATGCAGAAATAGACTTTCTCCAAGGAGCAATCTCTTGCATCTTCTTGGTGTAATCTAAGGCTTTAGGGGCTAATGCTTTAAGCTCATCAGTAGTGAGATCTAACTCCATACCATTAGCTTTTATCTTATGACTTTCACTCTTAGGTTTCTCTTCTTCAGCTTCTGGTTCGTCTTCTTCAGACTCCTCCACTTCTTCAGTCTCTACCTCTTCTTCATCATCGGAGTCCTCAGTTTCAGCTGTTTCCTCTGGTTGTTCCGATTCTTCTTCTTCTTCTACAGGAAGACTAGAGCGTACTTCATTCATAGAAGGCTCATCATCCTCTCTCCAGATACGTTCCATCTCGGGATCTACTGCCATCATGGTATCATCTACATCATTCATAGATTATCCTTTATGCTTCTGTAGATGGGCCATTTGCTTCATCTTCATCATCTTGGTACACTGCACCTAAGTTCTTAATCATACGAAAATGATATTGAAGGTTACTGATAGCTACTAGATCCTCCATGATATTACCACGTTCTCCACGTTCTTTAACACCATCATTAGATAACATACTGACAGCATTAATAGCTTTATCTTTAAAGTACCCATTCAAGATGATATCCTGAAAGTCTCTATTCTTTTCTAGTCTTGCTAAGGCTTCAGCCATATCAATCCAGTATTGATTTTCTACAGTTTCTAGTTCAGTTGGTTCCATTGCTGGTTCTCCATTGTTGATTTAGACAATGCTTTTAGTGTCTTCATGCTTATTAGACATATACCAACCTTTATGGTGTGTTCTCCTGCCTTTAACTACCTTACTTAGACAGCTGTAGTCTA